CCGTCCAGATCTAATTTGCCTATGATATTAACCGAGTCTGCAATGCCAAGTTCTACAAACAAACAATGTTGGCTAATGTTCTCATATATTTTTATGTTCTGAACAAAAGGTTTTAAATCAATACTAACATCACCAACCACGGTGAGAAATAATTCATCCCATTCAATTGCTCCTGCTGCTTCACTTGCCATAATTTATTTCTTTATTAGTTGTTTGAATTGACCAGTAAACTGGAGAACATATTCAGGCTTCAACAGGGATATCTCGGCTTTACTTTCATTTTTTCTGACATTATGATCGTAGTTACTAATTGACCTAATGGTACCAGCACTGAGTAGGTCTGCATCATAGTCAACTTGAATTCTATCTTCTCCGGCAAACTCGTAGTGATGTATATCATCAAGAGCGGTCGCCCCATACTCGTCTTTGGTTGTTTCTACCAAGTCGTGTGTTGATAGAGGCCAGTCGTGATATACATCTATTATGTTGTTTGTTAGTAGAATTATCCAATGATATTGGGGGTTGCCATAGAGTCGGTGTGCAATATGCTCTGGATTTTCTCCGTTTATGACTGTGTATCTGTCCAAATAAATTTGATTCTCCAGATATTTATTCTTTCCTACACGGCGGAAGATGTCAGGATAACTTATAAACTGACCGTCTATTTCTATTTGCATTAATGGGAACATTGAAAAAAACATTATTGGTTATCCTCCTTATTTGATAGTACTGGTGCTTTCGACAGTTGCATCAACCGTGCCCGGGGCGGTGACATCACCTACGGCGGCGGCGCCACTAGTAGCATCCGCTGGACCATTGAATGGGTTGTCATCAAAATGTTGTGCGGTCAACAATACCAATTCTTTGAACTGAAGAGTCATTGTAATTTCGGTGGGTGCACCCGATGTGCGTTGTATTGAATTAAATGCTCCACCTGCACCAAAATCTACTTTCATGTCGATCAACGCACAGTCAGCAATTTTTGTTAACCACGTATTTTTTTGATTCTTGTATTGATATTCAATTGCAAACTCGGCGGGATACATGATAAAGAATTTATCATCGGATCTTTCTGGATGCATGTTCTGTCTGAATATATTTATTATCGCATATGCAGATTGCAATTCGCCGATGTTCTTTGGCGCAAATTTAAATTGAAACGCGAATGTCCTAAAGTCCATACTCTTAAACAGTTGTTCTTTATAGGGATTGGGCACCTTGCCTGTTTGTAGTTCCAATGCGTCTTGTAATTTAAAGTCAAATCCAGCCGCACTTGCAATATTTGACATGCTGGCTAATTGTCTAACTGCTCTATCTCGGGCTGCTCCTGTGCCTTGTATCGCGGCACCGATGTCAGTAATAAGACTTGATCCCGGAGAATCCATGTAGGCTCCTGCCAATCCAAACTCAACATCAGACCAACCGGCAGTATATTGTTCTTGGGGCGATTGAGGAATATGCAGCTTCACAATATTTTTTGTTTTTATTCTTCTGTTTGGCTTAACTATGGCCGCAAGCACCTCTTTGGCTTTAGTCTTCATCTCCGCAGTGGATGTACCAGAAATGGATGTTGCAGCCCACCACGCGATCAATCCGGCTGTTGTTCCCACTGGATTTGCCACTGCACCGACACCGGCACCAACTGTTCCAACATGCGTTGCCAGTCGCTCGACTGCGCCTGCTTCTATTGCAATTCCATCACCTCCATGCACCACGCCGCTGCCGTCTGCTGTAGCAGCTAGACCCATTCTAGAAAATTCCCGTGCGATAATGGTAAACTGGACAGAGTGCAATTGTTGTTGTAATACTGAGTCGGGTGCGTTTCCTATAGTTGGTGGATACGACAACATCATTTGCGTGGGTGCTTTATAAGCCGCTTCTTTTGGCATTAGATCATCTCTCTAGAATATCGGTGTACTTTTGCCGCTGATGCTTTTTGGAAATCGTCGACGGGCAAAAAGATAGCCGCTTTCCAATCTTGTGGATTAACTTTCAAGAATCTAGACTGCATTTGTGATGCCAAATATCTCTTAGTACATGCTTTAACTTCTGGAAATTTGGAAGCATTCTTTAGCATGCCCCAGTTGTATCGCATCTTAGAATCGGCTGTCAAGGTTTTATCATTTGATGTTTCAAGCAGTTTGCCGAGCAATTGTGCCCGTAAGCCATATGGTAGATAATGTAGATTCATTCCAACAAACCCACCTGCTGCTGGCTCGATAGGAAGACACAACGGAAATCTATCGTAGTATGGCAAGGTGTTTTTATGTTTTGGGTTGTACGCGAAAAGATACATCTGCCCAAAATCTACTTTATTTGCAAACTCACCAATATCAGACTGCATTGCAGTATTCGAGGAGTTAATACCCTTGGCTACAGTGCCTACTTGCCTCATGTACCAGTCGAAACTCTTCTTCTGGTCACCTGCGTTTGTTCGTATCTGTTGAAATGGATTGCTCATAACATTATTTATAAGAGATCCCTAGCTCTTTCTCTGTAATTATTTTAAATTCTAAGTTTCTATCCAAACAAAATTCTCTTGCAGATTTCCACTTTGCTTCATTAACTGCAAACTGTGCAACCTCATTCAGAAATCTCTTGGTCTTTCTCTTGGGTATAGGTGGTGGCCTAGTGTATCTGTCTGGTTTAACTTCAATGAGGTACTGCTTTCCATTGACTTTAATATAAAAATCGATAAAATATCTATGTACTTTATTGTCCATCGGTGAGCGATATGGTATCACTACCTCCTCTGAATTCCACTCGGTAACATCAGCGTTTCTGTCACACCAATTCATAAATTTTACTTCATATCCAGACCTATACATAATCTTCGTTACATCACCCCGATATTTTGTAGGGTTTTTCGGATTAAATCGCCCCTGGTGGAGATTTTTCGTATAGGTCATATAAATACTCTTATAAGAAGTTCAACAGTTATTTATACTGAGAGAAAATAAGATGTCAACTGATACCAGCCCCGCCGAGCCAGAAGCCAAAGCTGCCAAAAAGAAAAAGCCTGTATTCAGTCTAAATAATATGGTATCACATGTTAGGCGCAATGACTTAACACGAGTTAATCGATTCGCCTGTTATATCAACGGTCCACTGGGAATCGATGCAGACGAGCGCGAAATGTCCATGATGGTTGAAGAAGTGTCTGTTCCTGGATTGAATCTGACATACACTCCCGTTAAAATTGGTACATGGACAGAGAATAGAGTTTCTAATATGGAATTTTACGGTGATACTGCCGCAATAACATTCCTTACTGATACTGATTGGAATGCCAGACAATACTTTGAATCGTGGATGAAAGAAATAGTAAATCCCGTAACGAAAGAAGTGAAGTTCTATGGAGACTATACGGGAGAGATAACAATTTACTCACTCAATCGCCAAGATGAAATCATCGGCGAGTGGACTTTACATGAAGCATTCCCGAGAGTTCTGTCGTTGACACCACTAGGGCACGCGGCAGGCGAGGGTGTTGCAAGAATGACAGTCACATTCTCATTCCTCAAGTGGAAACCCGGCGAGAAGGGAGATAGAAGAAGTCTTCTTGGCCAGATTCTTAATCTTAATTTTGGAACACTCACGGGACAACTCAAAAACAGCATAAAAAATACAATTGATGATACATTTGATGAAATATTTTAATTTAGGAGCATATAATGGCTATACCACAAAGTGATCAACCCCTTTTTGATATTGAGATTCTATCAAGACAAAGAAAGAAGTTTAAGTTTAGACCCTTTCTAGTAAAGGAAGAAAAGATACTCGTACTAGCAACTCAGTCAGAAGATATGGCTGATCTTATAGCTGGCATACAACAAGTGATAACAAACTGTTCTTTTGGAGAAGTACAGGGTGATGAACTGCCCGTGTTTGACTTACAGAAGGTCTTCATTGAACTTAGATCACAGTCAATATCACCCGTGTTCGGTGTAAACTTTACATGTGGATACTGTGAAGAGATGACGCCAGGCGAACTTGACTTACGGGATTTTGAGATTCAACAAAGCAATGATCATCATAATCCCATAAAGATAGGTGATACAAGACAGTTGCAAATGAGCTATCCAAGCGCACTTGATCTAGTATCAATCGGTGGCGCGGAACAGATTACTGATATATATGATGCCGCGGCAAATTGTCTTTTAGAGATACACACCGAAGATGAGATTATCAACTGTTCCGATTTATCGGCGACGGAAAAATTAGAGTATATAGAGAACATGACATTGAAGGAGTTTGAAAATGTTAAAAACTTCTTTGAGACTATGCCAGTATTAGAGCATGAAGTTAAATTTACATGCAACAACAAAGAATGTCTGAAAGAAAGTTCTTTATACATGAATGGGTATTTGGATTTTTTCGTCTAGCCCTTTCTCATGAAACCTTGGAGAACTTCTTCAAGACTAACTTTCTATTGATGCAAGAACATAATTATTCATTAACAGAAATAGAAAGTTGGATACCCTGGGAAAGGGAAGTGTATGTCGGAATGTTAATCGACCACCTCAAGAAAAAAGCAGACAAACAGAAACACTAGAGAGATAAGAAAATGGCTTTACCACTATTACTAGGAGCAGGAAGATTGGCATACGGCGCCCTTCGCGGTACAGCCGCAGTTGGTGGTGGTGCATTAAGAATGGCTGGCAGATTTGGCAAGCGAGCTGCGGCAGGATATGCAGGTGCCAAACTCGCGGGCGCAGGGTCAGGTTCAGATGAAAAATCAGACGGACAAGTATCAACTGGGTTCGGTGGTTTAGTCGGTGCTAATATATCAGCGTCTACTCCAACGATGGGTGGAAATGTCGTCGGACAAGGAAGATTTGTTGGAGCAAAAGCCGCAGAGAATAACGGAAAAAATAGCACCGTTAATCGAACTGCGCTTGAGTCTAGTTCTGAAAATCTAAACGATCTTGAACGCGAGTTGATAGAAATTAAAGAAGAACTCAAGGAGATTAATGCAAAGACTGTAGCGCAAAAGATAGATAAGCCAACACCTGTCTCAGAAGAATCAATTAAAGCAGGATTCGGTTCTAAGTTGGGCGCACATGGCGCCGCAGCAAAGAAGGGAGGCATAGTGGGATTAGCTGGCATGGGTGCGCTGCTCCTTGCAATGGGTAAGTTAACCGATGCTACAAATTCAGCTGGCGTGTCGCCCGAGAATGGTAGAGAAGCATTGTCAGATGCACTAGATAGTGAGGGCAACAAAAAGTCGATGTTTTCTGCTGCCATAAAATCGGCGCCGTCAGTATTGAAAGGTGCTGCGAACATTGGTGCAAGTGCTATAAATGGTATATCTAGTGCTGGCAGAGCAGTGGCTAACAAAGCTGGTAATGTGTTTAATAACGTGCTTAGTAAATTTTCTGCTAAGAAACCTCCTTTGCCAACATCACTGACTCCTAAATCATTCAAGCCACCTGGCGCGCCACCGAAACCAAGTGCTTTAAAAGCTATTATTAAAACACAAGCAAAAAAAGGAATAGCATTCACAGCAGCGAAAGGTGTTCCTCTGCTTGGTGCGCTTGCAAGCAGCGGGGCTGCAATGTATCGCATGGTACGAGGAGATTTTGTTGGCGCGGGAATCGATACTGCTGCTGCATTGACATCGTTCACGGGATTCGGTACGCCAGTTGCAATTGCTGCTGCTGTCACCAACTTAGGAAGAGATATATATAAAGGAATTGATTTTAATGGCGACGGTAAGACGTATTTTCCCGAAACTGATCCAGAGCAAGATAAGAAACTCGAACGGTCGGCTTTGATAGGTGGGATAATTAAGGACGAAATAGCATCATTTATAGGGCTTGGTCCTGAAGAACAGAAAAAAGAGATGAATGGAGCTATAGGATCTAATAGTGCGGCATCGGGTGGACTCGAAACTCAAACCCCCGCTACATCAGCAAGTGATACTGGAGTAGGAATACCATCACACGGCCGTCGTGGCCGTGGATCTAGTCGAGATATAAATCCAAGAAGTCGCTTAACTTCAGGCGCAACGGCAAATACTAATACCGGAGCTAATCTCAACTCTGCATCAGTTGCAACCGCGACAGATAATGCGGCATCCGCTAATTCTGGTGGGGGTCAACCTATAATAGTTAACAACACCACAAGTGGTGGTGGCAAAGGGCAAACAACAGTGGCGGCACCCGCGGTGACTGTTGTACTGGGTGATCAAATGAAATCGGGTGCATTAGGCTCAGCGAGATTTGTTAACGGAGCCTAGACTGGCTCCAAAGTATTCCAAAAAAGGGGGAAGCAAAAAGCCTCCCCCTCAAAGCATTCCTGCTATTTATTAGTCTTCAGCGAGCTTTGCAAAGTATGACATTGCATCTTCGTCATCCGTGCTGCTAGAGACTGTTACCACAGGTTCAGATGGCTCAATATTGACCAAAGTAGGCTTACTCTTAGCCACGAAGAGGTCATCTTCTACATCACCTGTTTGCGCTGATGCTGGAGCAGGAACAGCTTTGCCACCAAGTACCAACGTGAGTTTATCCTTCAGTTCGTCATATGACTTGAAGTTCTTTGGATCTACCATCTCTGCAAGAGAGTGTTGTTGTTTCCAAATTGCTTCTATAGCTTCGTCACCTTCTGCTACTGCTTCTGGTGTTTGCTCGAACTCAGACTTATCATAGTTGCGATAACCCTCCACTTGGCGAATCTTCAACTTGAAGTTTACGCCGTCCCAAAAATCAAAGGGATTGAGCGGGCTTTCATCCTCGAACTCAGGCTTCATAGCTTCCATGATCTTGTCAAAGATTTTCTTGCCGAACTTGTACATGTACACTTTTCCTTCAGTGTCAGGATTAGCTGGATCTTTAACAATCACAATGTTGGCGAAGTAAGCAAGCCTACGCTTCTGCTTCCGTGCAATCTCTTTGGATGCATCAGAACCACTGTTCCACAATTCGCTGTTCAATTCAGAAACAGGGTCTTGCTGTTGGAGAGTGGTCAAAGAGTTTTCGATGTACCACTTTCCAGTGGGACCTTGAAAGCCATGATTCCACATGCGAACCCAGGGCAAATCTTCTCCTTGGGGTGCAGGAAGGAATCGAATAACAGCGTAACCGTTACCCGCTTGATCGACTGTTGGCTTCCAGATGTTGCCATCGTCTTTGTTAGACTGAAAATTGCCTGTGTTCATCTTCTCAACTTCTTTCATAAGAGAGTCGAAGTTACCACGGGCTGATCTGAGATCAGAAAGGTTATTAAAGGACATATTGTTTCTCCGTATTTGCGGTGTATTGGGTTTTATTTGCGGTGTATTTGCGAAGTATGGTTGGTTGTATCATCATCATAAAAGTCATCATCCTCATACAAGTACTCATTATACAGTTTGTGCTTGTGTTTGTCAAGAGGAGTTTTAAATTCACTCTCAACTCTACGAACACGGCGTTCGTCACTCACATGTTTATGACTGCGGCTTTTCTTGGTCATTATATGTTTCTATCTCCTTATTTATAATGGTTTCAAGAGGTGTTATAACAGACATCATCTTGTCGGTTATTCTTATAAACGGTCGATACTTCTTGATGATCAAACATAAATCATCCATAAAGATATCAGCCGAATTCGAATCTACATAATTAAAAGTCTTATCCAGTATTACTAGTGACTCTATAGTTACTATATTAGCAAAATAAAGTCTGAATGTCAAGGGGTGTTGCGAATTTTTTGCATAAAAAGGATTAGATATATTGTTCTTCTCCATCTCTAGTAGTATCTTATCAACGTCCTGTTCGAAAATGTATTCGCGCTTAGTCTTCCTGTGGAGCCATTCTTGATATCGCTTGCCTGCCTCAACATCAAACAGCCCACCCCATTTCTCACCAGACACAAAGTTGGCTACAAGAAAGTCAATCATCTCAGACCGCTTGTAATCTCTGGCTAATTTGCGAATCGATATTAAATCTCTTCTCTTCAGAAAAGTTTCTTTCTTTACTCTAACAGCACCCTTGGTTTTGGTGATGTCATAATCTTTCTTGGTAAAGTGTAGCTTCAGTGCAAGGTACAATTTGTAAAGTTCAAACGGGTCGATCATATTGGTAGCTTACCGCCTCTTCCACCTTTAAGGAGATTCAACTCTTCAGCTTCATTCTTAATTTTGTCTTTCAGGGAGACAGATAGGAGTTTCTTAACACTCTCAATTTCAATGTCCCGCTTGTCACAGTAGCCGACAATAGCATCGATGTAACTATTAGATATATTAGCCAACTTCTCAATGTGTTGGGAGAAATCATTTGATGTACTGAACTCCTTTGTTATCAGAAACTGATCAGTCATCGTTGTTTGTTTTATCTTATTGTCGATCGGATTGTTCATTAATATATCCTTTGGTTTAGAGGTATTCTTATGACTCAATAAAGTCTTGTTTTCATGATTTATTGTATCATATCAAACAATATGTTGAGTTTGTATCTAGTTGTATATTATAACACAGAAAACAAGCAATGTCAACTAAATTGAAAATGAAGAGCCGCAACCACAAGTAGACTTCGCATTGGGATTGACAATCAAAAATCCAGAACCCATCAAACCAACATCATAGTCAATCGTTGCATCAGTTAAATATTGAAAACTCATGGGGTCGATCAACACTGTTACGCCGTTCCGACTAATCAGCGTATCATCCTCTTCTTGTTCTTTCTCGAAGGAGAACCCATACTCAAGACCAGAACATCCGCCGCCTGTAACGCACACTCGAAGTTTGAGGTCATCTGCATTCTCACTTCTCTGGAGACTTTGAACTTTTTCTACAGCAAGATCAGTAACTGATAATCTAGGGGAAATGTGTGATTGGATTTCTATCATTGATCAATTCTGTATATAATGTAAAGAGAGGATAAGTGGGACCGTTTGATTATAAGGTGGTTCCCATGCCTCAACTAACCTATGCGGCTAGTAAAAATGCGTCATCGTTGGCATTTATGGATTTTGCTTCTCCGTCCGGGAACGCCCAAACCTCAAGGTCTTTAGCATTGACCTATTCTCCACATAACTTTATCTTGCTTGTCGAATCCTAGTTCAGCCCCTTCATAATTACTCTATGCCGTAAGTTTGTTGTTTTTACGCAACAAAGTAATTATGGTGGAGCTGTCGGGTACTGCCCCCGAGTCCAAACAAAACTATGCATCATGCATCATCGAATCTAGTATTTATAATAACATAAAAAGCGTGTGTTGTCAAGTGGTTAATCACTTTCGCCATTGTCAAACATGCGCTTTGTTTCTAGGAGATGCGGGACATAGTTGTCGCGCTTCTCAATGAATATTTGTGGCGAGTCACCCTCAACTGCAATAAGAACCACAGTTCGGTTGATAGCAATGCCAGTCATCTCTTCATACATGATAGCATACGCGGCACACTGTGCAAAGTAGTTGGATATATAAGAGTGATATTTCGTGCGGCGAGATGTCTTGAAGTCTATAACTGATAGCTTACCATCAAACTCTGCAATAGCATCACACTGACCTGCCATGCCTAAATGATTACTAAAGAGAAAAGGTTCGACCGCATGAATCTTGTCGATGCGCTCAACAATGGGGCAGAAGGTGTTCCACATGTCTCTGTCCATCATGGACAACTCGGGAAGTTGTTTGTTGTTGAGATAGTCTTCACATAAAGAGTGTATTCTGGTCCCTCTGGTGGATGCTTTCCTTGATATCTTATCAGCTTCTTCCGCACCTACCCGTTGGCGCCACTGCTGAATGCCCGCCTTGCCACGAACTGAAAGAACAGATGTGACAGAAGGATATTTCTCACCGCTTTCAGTCAGATACATGCGCCTGCCGTCAATGTTCTGTCGAGTCAACGAGGGTAGATTAGGTAGTTCAATGTGTTCGAATGTTTTCATAATGTATATTATACTACATAATCTACCCATTGTCAACCATTATTTTTACTTTATTTAAACTCCATACTGGTCTTCATATCGCATTCTAGCAAGAATATACTCCCGAACGAACTTACTCCTGACAATATCTTCTGGACCAAACTCAAATATCTTGAAGGCTTTCATGTCCTCTGCTATGACCATGAATTTCTGTAGACCCGACTTATCGTTGGCTCGATATAAGTCCGATTGTCTGAAGTCACCACACATTAGTAATTTGCTGCGGTTTCCCAGTCTTGTCAGCACAGAATTCATTTCCATATCATTCATATTCTGACATTCATCAACTACAACAATGGCTTTATCCAAGGTGATGCCACGGACGTATGACGTTATCATCCATTCCACAGAATTTTGATCGATGAGTCTTTTGAATGCGTTTTTCTTTTTTGGGAATAACTTCTCGCAGATTTCTACATAGGGTTGCATGTAGACTGCGGTTTTCTCTTCTTGATCTCCGGGGAGGTGACCAATGTCGCGGCTTGCGACGGCCGAGCGAACAATTACTACTTTTTCATACTTACTTTTTGGATCTAGAACTTCTTCCATTGCTCGATACAGTGCAATGAATGTTTTCCCTGTTCCGGCTGCTCCATGTAGCAACATTGCTGTTGCGCCTCTACTGTACTGTGAAAAGAACTGGTCTTGCGTTTCTGTCATGGCTCCTATTGTTTTAAGATCATTCAGTGTCAACTTACACTGATTATTTTTCGATGGTGTTCTAACGTTATCATTATCATAATACTCTTGTTCAACTACGTGGAGATTAGATTTACGTCTTGCCATATTGGGTTCCCGGGTTAGTTATTGAAGAAAAATTAATGAGGTCGTGCCGTTATATTGTTGCCTCATTATAAGCTGATAGGGAGATAACTTCGATTGCGTTGGTTATCTTTTTAATGGTCTCCTTTGATTCTCGTGATAAGAGAGTGCCGTCAATACACCCATACATTCGATTAATAACAAAGACAGGGTCAAGTGTTCTCAGGTCGCTTTTCATGTATTTCTTGATACTGTCTTGATCTTCTTTTAGGTTACAACACAAGAGAACAATCGATACCTCTTCCTCAGTGTACAGATTGATCCTGTATCCGGTGGGTGCGGCTGGTGCGCTACTGGGAAATTTTACGATGTTACTCACATTTCTATTTATGCTTATCTGTCTTCCATTCTAAGTAAATCACATAAATCTTCAGAATATTTTTTCATGGGTTCAGTAGTTGATCGGGCCAGTTTTTTCAAAGTTCTTTCCTCTGCTTTCACTAATTTCTGAAAGTCAACCATATATTTATGCGAACAGCAGCGCAATTAGGCTATATTATAAATAACCATATAACGCAACTTCTTATATAAGTCAATAGGAATCTGAAGTATATTCACGACTAGATAGTCAAGTCGAGTGAACTTTGTAGACTACATCTTACATTAAGTCCACTGGAGGCATCATGCCCAACATCATCAAAAAGGTAGCTATCATATGCACCTTACTCGTATTCCCCTTCGTATCCGCACAGGCACAGACTACGGATACGACCACGAATATAAACACCGATACTACATCAACAAGTACGGTGGATTCTACCAACACAAATACCAATAACAACAATAACAACACAACGTATACTGGTACAAATAATAACAATAACAACACAACGTATACTGGTACAAATAATAACAATAACACCAGCATAATCAGCAATACGAGTAACAATAACAACACTAACAACACGACACTAGACAGTAACAATACCAACAACACATCATACACTGGTTGGAATAACAGCACGAGCAACAACACCAATACTAACAACAATAACAACAACAGTAATATAAATCAGTCTATAAACAGCACGTCTGATAATACCAGCAACAACACCAATACTAACAACTCGACATCCAAATCTGATGTCAACACGAACAACAAGAACGAAAACATAAATAGGAACGTGAGTGAGACCACCATAAACTCTCCTCCACCTTCAGCCGTCGCTCCCAGTATTGGATCATCCTATTCACAGGATCTATGTACAACCGGAATCTCTGGTGCAGTTCAAACACAGATATTCGGAATGTCTGCTGGTAAAGCAGTACGAGATGAAAACTGTGAACGCATCAAACTCTCCAAAACGCTATATGATATGGGCATGAAGGTTGCATCAGTATCATTAATGTGTCAAGACGAAAGAGTTTGGAATGCCATGATGATGGCTGGCACCCCTTGCCCGTTTGAAGGAAGAATCGGCGATGAGGCATTGGTTGCATGGGAGAATAATCCTGATCGTCTACCTGACGGCATTGCGCGGCCCGCTCAAACTACACTAGAAGACAATAAGAACATATCCTATAAAGTTTGGAAAAAGGAAGACTTCTGTGAGAAGTATCCCGATGAAAAAACTTGTAAGTAGTTTACTGATCGGCTTATTATTATGTTTTGGTGAAGCAACAGCCGATGAAGTAGAAGTTATTATAGTGGACGATTCGTATGTCTACGTTCCACTGAACTTTGGCTTTCCACTATATGGGCAAGTATTCACTCACTCAATAATGTATGATAATGGAGTGGTGGGATTGTTTGATCCTACTGCGGGCACAGGCTGTAATCCTGCAAACATGTATTGCGCTCCAAAGAACTGGAATCCACAGTCTGCATGGGATGCATACAATCTCGGCAATCTAAATGCACAGGCTTTCAGTTACATGGTAGCTCCATTGTGGTCTGATATCGCTCCCGATGATACAACAAAATATTTCATTGATTCAGGATCAGACTATCAGAAATATCGATGGAGTAACATGGTTGAATACTACTCAATCTATGGTAATGCGGAACAACAAGAGGGCGGTGCTAGATATAGTGATTTTGGACTTGAATTACAACAGTCTGGTCAAATATTAACCACATATGGTGACACTAATATAAACACATCAACTGTATGGACAGGAATAACGGGTGATGTGCAAGCTGGTGAGATTAATCAATATCAGCCTCTGATTGAATATGGTACTCAAGTAACAACAGGCGTGAATATCCAAGACTGGGAAGTAAGTCCAGATGGCACTATAACCGAGACAGTCTACGATCCATGCTCATCTGATCCACTATCATCGCCTACATGTTCTGGTTATGAAGCTGCATATCTAGCGCAACAATGTTCAATCAACTCCCTATATGATACCTCATGTGATGGATACGGGCAAGCATATATTGATGATCAATGTACACTTGATCCTCTATTTTCGCCTTCGTGTACTGGATATTCCGCAGCAATTGCGATGGCAGAAACTGATAAAAAGGATGCACCATATGATAATCAGAACACTGGTGAACCAGACAAAAATTCAGATCCTTCTATGGACGATGGTCAATTTAAAGAAGAATCTCCGTTCTCTGGACCCAATGGTCAAGAAGATCCCAATCAAGGATATACTAACATCGGTGCACCTGGACTTGATCCACTAGGCGCAGCTATTCTCGACTTTGGCGGAGGCAGTGCAATTGGTGGAGGAAACGGATACGCTGAGACAGTTGGACCACCAGAGGAAGTTTATTCAGCACTGCCCTTTTCACCAGCCGATGCAATCAGCGCCGATGGCGAAATATCAGTCGAGCAAGTAGCAAAAGCTGCCGGTGAAATGGTAGATGTATTTGCCGAGGAAGAGAAAAAAATTCTCCTAGATGATATGAAAATCACTGACATTTTCGAGGAAGAGTTCTTAGAAGAAGAGTCAATAGAAAAGGAACTCGAATCGGTTGCCGTTCTTGATCCACTAGAAGAATCACTAGAAGAAAAACTCGGTACCGTAGTGCAAGAGAAGAAAATCATTGGTTCGAGGCGTAACAACCGAGCAATATCGATTTCTGTCCGTGAATCAAGCGAACTAGTACGCAATGCTGAGGCTGCAAGTGTGAGTTCGAGTGGTAGTCAGTCCTCTGGCAGCTACAATAACTCGGATGGTAGCGGCTCTGGTGGCAACTACTTCGGTGGTGATTCATCATTTAGTAGTGCCGAACAGCAATTTTTCGCGTCAGATGTGGGTGGGTTCGGTGCCATGACGGGCCAAATCGGTATTGGTACTGAAACTGGTACTCAAAATGAACAATTTACACAAAATAGCCAGGATATGCAGCAAAATATCGCACTGGGAGACTCGGCACCTATAGGATTTTCGATATCAGAGACTATCACTGAGCAAGCAGTGGTGGAAGTGCCGAAGGCACCATCTCTTGCTGAGAGAATAGCCGAGTCCACCCGAGTCCAAAACATGGAAGACTCTAACGCCGCAGCATCTGGGCAAATGCTTGCATTATCTGTACTAGCATCTGGTGCAAATCTTGATGCATACTATACAACACTACAATACACTTCAGTGATATACCAAGACGAACAGGTGTACTCTGGCGTAGAAATATCAGATAACACAACAACTCATTACAATCTTTTCAGTAAAAGTCACGGCATTATGCAGACAATGATAAGATCCCAATACAAATAAGAGGATAGTAAAATGGCAGAAGTAGAAATCGGCGGAATCTCATTCAAGGGCGGAAAAATGCTCGCGGTAGTAATGGCATTATCAACAACTGTGGGTGCATTGTATGGAGGATTCGAGATATACAAAGATTACATGGATATGAAAGTCATGATAACCGAGTATGAGGCACCAGACTTAACGGACATAAATCTAGATTTGGCTGTATTGCATGAAACTATAGAGAGTCAGAATACTAGTATTAGTGCATCAGAGTCTACTATAGATGCACTAGGAACAGAGATTGGTGCGTTTAATAACACATCTACCGTGATGCGGGAGAGCATAAATAGAATCGATGGTGACTTACAAAGTTTATTCTCGGACGTAAGAAGTTCGGACAAACGAGTGTATCAACTAGAACGAGACACCTCAAAAGAACTTACTGATATTCGCAATTCTATCAGAACATCAATTGAAGAAGCATTAGAAAATCCACTAGCGGGGCAATAAACAATGTCGAGTCTGACAGCAACAGAATTATTCAAATACGATTGGCGCACTAAAATATTCCTTCGCAAGTATGAGGGTAATGAGTTGTTTGAGATGAATGGTGGGACAAAAGTAAAACTTGTCCCAAACAATGCCATCATCAATGCTGTCAAGAAAGGCGATTCGGCTACTCTGAATAAGATTGGATTATTGGATACAAAGGGTAATCAATATGCTTTTGGTAAACTAGAAAAGACATCGGAGTTTGGTGGCAAGGGTGCTGGCTTTGGAACTACCAAAGAAGACATACAATTGACTAGCCTACAAGAACAGATTTCGAAGTTGAAGAATAAACTAAGTAGCGCGACGGTGCCAATCCGAGTGGGTAACAAGACATACAATATCGCGGGTGCTGCAACAACTCCCGGCACACCCAAGTCAGATTTCCATTTAGTTGATAATGATGGCAAAGAGCGTGTATGGATATCCCATAAAGATGGCAGAACAGCGAAGGACTTCCAACAGTGGGGAGGCATGACTGAAGCAGCAATGAAAAATCATAATGAGATTAAACAATTTGCCAAGGATGTATCGGAGAAGTTTGAGGGTAGAATTCCACGAGCAACAACAGTTGCACGAAAGATTAAAGACAAAAATCTAAAGAACATGAGTGTCTATGGAGTAGACTATGGGAAAGTACTGGGTCAACAGAATGTTAGTATATTGATCCAGGGTCCAGTGATGTTAGAAGAGCGAGGCAAAAGCTATCAGTTCAAATCTAATCATGTCCACTTTAATGGTGAAGAGATGCAAAGGGAGTTTGAGCCAGTATTGATGGCAATGTATAAGGGTGATCGAAATAACTTTGGAGTTGTCGGGGCAAGATTCGCAATACAACCATTGGGCAGTCGTAAAATATCAGAGATGGTTTAAGACCAAAAAAGAGGGACGCTATTAACGCCCCTCTCGGATATCAATCTGATATCATTTCACATACTTACGCACTAGCAAGAGCGCGATATCCAGCAGCAACAACTGCGCGTGATGGTTGACCCAAGCGATAAAAAGTCTTGGTCTCACCCTTGCTATTCGTGCGGGCATTGCCGTACACAGAATAACCAGTCATGCGAAGGTTCGATACCAATGCACGAGCATTGCCTACACCAAAGCGAGACTTGATTTGCTTCGCGGTTAAGGCTTCACCTGCCTGTAACGCACCCAATACACGGCTTGACTTTGTTGCAGTTTTTGTTGTAGTTTTGCTGTTTTTAATTGTAACGGTCATAATATTATAGTTTCCTATCTAGTTTTTAAAGTTTAATTAAGCAAGTATCATTAGATTATCAACTTACACATATAGTATAGCTGGTTTTACGCTTGGTGTCAAGTAATTTTTTCAGTTAATGTAACTAATTTCATATTATATTCATTCACTCCTCGTATCAACGGCACACCTTCTTTGCGTATCAACTTGTTCTTCTTGAATGATGAGTAATCAACATAGTGATGCCATCTACCGTATCTCCACACGACTCTAGCGACATCAGGATGCATGTCCTCTAGCATCTGAGACTTGTTTATAGTTCCCTTGACATTATATCTCTCACCAGATTCAGCAACCTTCGTGGCTACTTCTTCTTCAGTCATGCCTTCTTCTTGACCCTCCTTGTGGTAGAATTCAGTTGAGTTACCACCCTTCACGGTTTGAGTTGCTACTTTTCCTTGCAAGAATGCATTGAATTGGACTGTGCAATCTCCGTCTTTAAGGACTCGTAAACAGATGTCGGTATCCTCATTATACCGTCCACGCCATCTGTGCTTACAATCGTTGCGAATAAGAAGACAAGAGTAAATACGAGTATTGGTGACGAACGGTGGATAGCTCTGATTAGGCGCAATAAAAAACCTATACTGAGGACCAGCAATATAAATGTTGTCGTATCGGTCAAAGAACTTCTCCATTACTCGGAAGAACACACCTGATCCTACTCGTATCCGAATGTTGTTATTGAAGCGATAGAAGTCCTGAATATTATCATCCAACACCCAGTGTGCATCGTATCCATTTTCGATTGAATGATCCCAACACCAATTACGGGCGCGCCCTGGACCATCACCATGATTACTGAAGGGCAAGACCAGCAGCGTAACAACCGCCTGCAAGCTAAACTCTTTCAGTGCTATAACATATGCATCATAATCTTGTGGCTCAATTGCTATGAAATGTGGTACATTCATTCTAGCTAGGGAGCGAGAGGTAAACATTGATTCTTGTCTACCCTTTGAAATTATGTAAATCGGATATTTACTGTTGGTCATTAAATAATTCCTCAAGTGAAACTGTCTTTGGCTTAAATGTCTTTGTCCACATAATACTTAACTTACCACAATTCCTGAAGCCGCCCTTGACTCTCTCACCATTTTCATCATATAGAATCTTAAATGTGTCAGGGAACTTACTCGCAATATATTTATGGTCGCGATGGGTATCTTCAAATGATTGAGTATCCCATATGTCGCTCTTAATAAGTTTCTTCTTTTTGACAGATTGGTTGTAAAAGATAAACTCTTGGCTTACTCGGTTGCCGTAGCCTCTACTTAACATCTGCAATATGAAGTATGTGTCTTCTCCGATTCTTACATTAACAAGATCGAGGTCGGGCAATTCATCCTTGAAATCCTTACCATTAATCCACAATGCACTACCCAAAGATGTGTTCGTGGCAAACTCTCTGCCACTTGGCGCATTCTCGTCATGCCCACATCCACATATAGTAACTCCAGGAACATCAAGCCATTCATCGTAGCGGTCGAACATTTCCAGTGTGTCATCGTGTGTACACTTTCGCTTGGACATTTCTTGAGTCGATTCGCCACCATTCCAATATTTCGCATTGCGCCTACCGAACAGCAAGTCATCATCTATTACCGCATAGGTCATATCTTGACCAGCTTCATAGATTAATTTGCGGGTCTTTGCCATACAATAGTAATGAGAAAAATGATACTCATCAGTATCGGGTAGCACCATATACTCACATGGGTATGTGTATTGATCACGCTCCCATGCTTGCACAACCATACAGACTTTCTCTTTAAGTACATCAGGGAGATTGTCATATGTAATCTGAGAGTCTACTCGATTACATGTTGGTATGAAAATTTTGTCAACCATTAATCTTCCATCCAACGTAACAGCGAGTTCGCGGTCTTGTCGAGTTTAGGATACCAGATACTCTTCGTCTTCTTGGTGAGCCCCTGTTCAATCAGCTTGGCAAATTCTTGGTACTCTTCTTCAGTACGAAAATGTACATAGATAGTCTTGTGCGGACCAGCATCTTTCTTATGCTCATACTCTGGCATATCAATCCAATGGTCTTTAACTGGATTGACCCCGCCGCGTACATCCTCTGCATCAAATCCAAGTACATCGGACAGAGAAGGTGCTTCATACTCTTTTGATTTCTGCCCAAGAAAATTTTCATATCCTGCGCTTTCTTTTACTTCTGGTTTAGGTGTTTCGTCTGACATATATTCTCCACATGTTCATAGTACAGATACATTATGACACAAAAAGATGCCTGTGTCAAGTAGTATTTAGGTAGAATAAAGAAAGGCAGTTTATGACCGGTCATGCCCAGGACCCTCCGATCGAGTCGCTAACAGCACCTGAATTTACCTTTCGGGTGCGCGCCTCGGAGCAGTTTGCCATGCTCAGGGTTTAACGAGTCACTAAAACGCTTTGAGAGATGACTCGGAGAAGTTTAAAAAGTAGATGATAGAGACTTACTCAGGTCTTCATCAGTGTTTCTATTTATATATTATAACAAATTAAGTGTCCTATGTCAAGACTTTTTTTTAATCTAATTTCCCTGAATAGAAAATATGTCTACCGATGGTTGCAACCTCTGTCATTTTACGAGACCAATTAGGATTTACATAGTCTGCATGATAGTGGTCAGAGTCTTCTAATCCAACCACTCGTTCATCGTGTTCTAGTACATTAAACGCGATGCGGTATGCCTCTTCCCAGTTCTTTCCTCGCGGCCAAGTCCAGTGAGCATATTTGTCATTGGCCCACGAGAACTGGTACCGAGCTAACACGACTCCACATATACTGTCGGGATGTTTTTTGCTTAGAAGGCGATTGATAGTGATCTGCGCTACTGCATATTTGCCTATCATTGGTTCTATGCCTGCTTCGTGATAGATGTTCTTAGCTAGACAAAACACATCCACAGTTTTATAACGCACTGATTGTTCTGGGAATGCCACAACCTGCAATGGCACATCTTTTGGAGATTGAGTTTCGGGCACGACTACAGGTGCTTCAACGATTAAGACTTGCGGCAATGGCGGACCAACGAATTCGGTGGCGGCAACAATGGTCACTGGTTCTTTCGATATCGGCACCATGTGCAGAGATAATATATACGCGCACCACACAAATAATACCATTCTTCTGTTTATCAACGAGTCTAACATATATTCTCCTTTATAATCGGGTCTTTTATTTAGCCTGTTGTATCTAACCTAAGTAGCATACTAGGGGTCGCGGATTACCCGCTTTGGTGTTACCTCTTTTATCCTATATCAGTTGCTTCATCAACCATCTGACAAAGCATCCGTTTAATAAATTCTTTGCTCATGCATTCAGTGTCCATGTCCAGTCGATTCTTTTCAGCATTCCAGATAAAGACAAACTCACCGAAGCCTATGCCCTTGGCATGCCAACTAAATCCTATAGTACTCTGAGGCCGACAGTCGCCCTCTAGTGTGTCAAGTACTTCTTGTATATTCACGTTTCCCATTTTATATTCACCCAGTCGGTGTCTTTATCTAGTAATTCTATGTGGTCTTTTATTTGATTGTAGATGACCGACCTGCGCATTTGCATGTTCGTTGCATATCCTTTCTTGCGTACTACATAGCAACTACCACTGGCGCCATAAAAACGCCAGTGTCTTGATGCATCTTCTACGTGGGTGATACCACTATTAATTCTTTCATAGTCACCCGTAGCATATCCACCACTCCATCCTGCAATAATTTGATACAAGTCGATTTCTTTAATCTTGATGATTACCCAACTATCTGGATAATAATCTCCCTTCACTTGACTATACCCAAACGCCCTAAGTACTCATTCATCTGGGCTTTACATTCTGTCGTAGAGCATGTTGGACAATGTTCACCTTGAATCAAATCTTTAATGACAGTGACTCCAAACGTGGTAGTCCGAACTACTTCTTTGTAGTATGTATACAACTGACAATACTTTAGGCGTGATGCCGTCGCTTCAGTGATGTAATCTCGAAGAGGAATATCCTGATCAGGCATCACATGAATCATCGGCGGTCGCTTGTAAGTCTCAGGTAATAATGCATACTCTGTAACTGTCTTGATTGATTGTTGGGTCGCACATCCGCTAAACAATGCGACAATCAATGCGGCTGTTATGTATCTTCTCATAGCGCAAACAGGTTTCGATTTATTGCCGCAGTTGATTTGGTATCACAAGCCCAAGACAATTACTAGCTTCCTCATTTCTGGCCCTCAAGATTGATACCGATTCCTGAAGTGCAGTTGACACAATATATGCGGTGTCAATATCCTTCTGCGCCTTCTTGTTCAGGTCCTCTACAGCTTTTCGAGCTTCTCGTTCTGTAGTAAGTTCGTTCTCAAAATTTGTGGTGATGTCGGTTATCTGTTTTAAGTGGAAGTTGTTATTCAGTCTATCATTCAACCAAACAGAAGCCGTTCCAGAAACGATGGCAATTATACTTGTAACCAACAAAATGCCGACCCAACTACCATTGCCATAATCATCGCGAACGACCGAAGCCATACGATCCCATATCGTAGACTTGGCCGCGTTGCTTACATTAACTGAGTCCTTCATTAGAATTATCAGTCTAACTCATCAATTAGAGTGGGCCATTTGGGAAGACAGTAATAGGTGGCAAGATAGTAATAGGTTCATCAACAGATTCATCAACAGTATCAGTAGTTGTAGTTGTGTTTCCAGAGTTCGGATTGATGTCGCCCGTAACAGATCGATCGGCAATAACAGATCCACCAGAAGCAGTAGCTGCGCCTGTTGCACTTGCATTAGGACCAATAGCTGAATCAGCAAGAGTCGAATCCGTTAATGTTGTGGTGCTTGTGTTAGTAGTGTTAGTGCCTGCATTATCGACCGCAGTACTTAGTACGCTGTCAAGTGTATCGAATCCCTTAACACCCAAAGCAACTCCAGCGATAGTTTTACCTAAGCCTATAATGCCGCCTGTAATCGCTTGAGTTTTAGCTACGGAAGCATTCGATTCAGCCACTAGTGTATCATTGAAGTTTGTTGGCTGTCGCTTCTTACCGAGAAGGCCGATTGCCTCTACTAGAGCGATATCGCGGCCGTCGGTCAAATTTTCATACTTCTTCCCCTCAGAAAGATAATATGCTTGATTTGATCGTTCAGCCGCTTCAACTGATTTCAATTTAGCGTATGACTTCTCGCCGATCGGTTGACTCGTCACTCTAATGACGTTGCCTGTAGAATCGTATTCAGTTGTTGTGCCGATAGACGACACCTTATCATTTGATGCACAACCAATCAGCATGGTTGTAATAAGTGTTGCAAATATTAATTTTAATCTCATGTTTTTCTCCACTGTGTGTTTAAATTATTAACTATTCATTTGTGCATATTGCATATTGTATTTATACTAGATAGATAGTTGAGGGTGGTGGCGGGCGTGGCCAATAACTTTCCATGTATATAATCATACTTCCCTCAGTGCTTCTCTAGCTATATCACGGACCGAGTTCAGAGTGACAGTTGGTGATAAAATCCAATCTCGTAGCAGTGTTAGTGCTTTATGCATCCTAGCGTTCTCTACTTCCAACTGGATCTCCCTCGCACTTCGCCAGTCTATCCCAGTGCAGCCGCATTCACCTGAAGACAATGCGCCACATGTACAGCCCAGTCCTTCAGAATATTCATACCGTTCTTCACTCATTCCGCTTCTCCCGGATATGCTCCGCTTTCTGTTTCTCTCCACATAAGGGACAGAAAAAATAATTATTTAAATCGACATCGTCCATGGTCGCATACGTCCAATACATCTTGCAACAGCTACATGTCATGTGCCATATAATCTCTTTATCTATCTTAAACATTTACAATAAATTATCTTTCGCGAGAGTGTCTAAATAATATCCATTGACTTTATACATCTTTGTGTGTTGCTTGGCGGTATCTTCATGTACAGTTTCACCCTGCGAGTCAAGCATTCCAATAAGAGCAAACACATCATTGATCTCTAGGTTGATCTTCTCTTGCTGAGTAACTTTATTAACATCAACAGGATCGAATGAGGTTTCCCCGAATCGTTTACGCTTACTAATTGCAACAATCAATTCGGCGCATTCTTCCTGCAGCACGGTATACAGATGGTCTATATAATGTTCCTTATGTAACATCTAATCCCAAAGTGCCTCAAAATATTTTCCGAATAGGCTGAACCCATTTGAAATTCGTTTTTGATATTCTTCTATTCCAGCCCAATCAATTTCAAATGTGTGGCTCGGGCCTTTAGTCATTTCAGTCGTGCCATTTTTCTGTGGCTCCCATGCAAGATCCTGTTCGCCTGTGCAGAACTGCTCTTTCCAACTATCATCCAATTTGCTTTGGAATGCAAAAATCATTTCATCTAGAACCCACGACCACCGCTTAAAATATTTGTCATCTATCTTTCCGGTTTCGTTGAATACGTCAATCTGTTTCTTAGTGGCACGAAGTTCTTTAGGCACATCTTTCATATCTACCAAGCCGCCGCCATGTTGTGTTGCTTTAAGTTGCAGCAGCATAGGCAATATGATAGGAGCAAGAGTGTGGTCCATGCTCCAAGTATCCCATGGATCAATACGAACATCGACTCGCTGATGTAATCGGTCCAATACTAGATTGCCAGTGTAGTTGTATACGCTTTGCAACACGTCCTCTAGTTTTTCTAGTGCATGATCTATGGGAGTGATGTTGTCAGTGCTTCCCACCAATCCATACTTCTTCTCCATGTATCGCGTGTGTACATTACTGACCCAGCGACTTGGATACTTGCCAATTTTAACTTTCATTTTTATTTCCTAATGTACAAAAATTTTTCTTTGTGTCCTAACATGCATAAATTGCATATTACAATTTCAGCGACAGTGCCGTCCATTGGATCAAACACAGTTGAACCATAATGACCACTAGTATAAAACGCGGTGCCGTCTGATGGGTGAACTGATGTATCATCAAACATTGGCTGTTGTACCTCACATAGTATGCAATGTATGTTCATTTTGGTTGAATCCATTCTGTAACAAACGCCCCGAACTTCTCTTCATCAGTCTGATAAATCCAGTCTGGATGATCCGTAGCATGTATTTCTAATACTTCTTCTTTGTTAACTACTCGATGTGAGAGGATAGTTTCCCCTAACCATTCCTGAGAAAACTCTTTAGCTTCATCGCATGTGACAGTATCTAATGCCCATAGTGATCTGTCGTTATCATAATCATCAACGCCGACAGGCACTTCGACCACATATCGCATACGATATTGTGATATGGTTTCTACTAATACAAACTGTGTCTTATCACTCATTACATTCTCCTAGCTCGGACTGATACTGCTCTATAAAGTTTTTGTCTATCGCGGCTTGCTCTCGTAGCTTGGCGTTCTCTTTCTCTAACGCTCTGCAAACAGATGCGGAGTTAATGTCTTCACCGTTGACCAAGACCATTCCATTGATGCCGCTGTTTGTGTAAGTGGCTCTATCTCCACCTGTGTAGTTCTTGGCATGCATCGCTTCAATAACTCGCAATATGGAAGATGCGGCTTCCGTTGCGTTGTCTGTATCACTCATCATCTTGGTCCTCGATGATGGATGTTGGAGGGGTCAGTTCTAGCCAGCGGTCAGCATCTAACTTGCCTGCAATCTCGCAAGTAATATTTTGTGCCACTAACATGGTATCTATAAAGCCATCCTCCGAATTGATAGGCACACCGAGTGCTGTTATTTCAGGAATCGATTCCATAATATTGTACACATGATCGGTTAGTGTGTCTAGGTCTATTTCAGCCTGACCATTAGTGCTGAAGTCGAATACATTTCCAACCAACACGAAGAATCTCCCAATACAGGTTTCTAAGTTTGCTGGCACAGTATACGGCGAATGTCTTATAAGGCATTTTGCCAGTGACCCCGTGAAGTCATCCTGGGATGCCCATACTTTTCGATTAAACGTGATGTTCTGTACTGTGCTATTCATCGCTAGTTCCCCTGGTTCGATATTCCAATTCATTGTTCATTGCTGTTCTGTACTGAGGACACATATGAGAAACAACACCAAGACATGCCTCTATGTGGTCGGTATCCATCTCAGATAGTTTAATATGTGTCAGGGGTTGGTCACCATTGATGCCATACGTTCCCCATTTCACTGACTCTCGTACCAATTCATGTGAATCATCAATAGAAACTGTTAAGTATTCCTCATCACCGTTAGCACTAGATCGAACATAGTCGAGACCACCATCAACCATATACTCATATCCATTGGCATCATCATGTGTCTTATAGTCATGCCGATGATGGCTTTCTAATATCGTGCCGTCGGGTGTGCGGATTGCATTATATACTATGTCGCTCATGATTGCAGCTCCTTCTTACCGAAAACATTTGGTGCATCTGCTGCTGCATTATCCATATCGTACTCTGTGGGATAATGCTTCGAGCAACTATACGCATTCTTACGAACCGAGCTTGGTAGATTTGGTGTCTTCTTGGGGTCCATTAAATCATTTAAAAATTGTCTGGTGCGGATAATCGCGTTGCGTCTTTCTTTTGGCATTGTCATAATTATTCCTCTATCACTGCATCCGTCTTGGACACAAAGTTTACAAATCGATGACCTGCGCAAACGCCGTCATCCTGAAGTGACTTGTATTCTCTGACTTCAATCGCCAGCAGAGGGACAAGTTGCCCTACTTTATTTGCATACCACTTATGACTATCATCGCAAGAAGTAATCCTAAGTTGTTTCACATCACTCTCCGTTAAAGTTGATATCGACCATTTTTAAAACTTCATGGGCGTATTGTGCTTCATACTTAAATGCTTCTTTCTCCCACGGCTGGTCTTTGTATGCCGTGCGCCCGGGAACCTCTTTGGACTTCCATCGACTACGACCACGCCTAAAGTCTTCTTGTATCTCACCGTAGGCGTATTGTTTCACATGTGTCATCTCGTGACAAATGGTTGTAATGAATTCCATCAGGGTACAACCCCGTTCAATCTCTACAACAAAACTCCGTGGCTTGATGACCTTATCACCAATAGGTTCAGCACTACAGTATCCTTTATATCCATCTTCCAATGATTTTAATTTTACTTCTAAATTAAGAGATGGAAATCTGGTCAACTTGAGCCTGTTGCTCATGTAGTCAATCGTTGCCTTGGCAACATGTCGCTGAAATTTTGTCCCGCCTACAACGCTGTATTTCATATCTATCGAACCCACTCGTGAGTATACTTAGTGGGCAAACTTTCGCATGTGTAAACTTCTTCATCTGCAAAGAATGTTGATTCAAAGTTTATCACGTTGACACACTCCTTGGTTGAGTCGCTGACTTGCACGATAGGAGTTGCAAGTGCAGAATCCATCGCGATAATAATTCCAGCAAATATGATAATTGCTATGCTAATAGTGATTAGCTTCTGTGTTATAGTAGATTGACTCATGCTGTTACTCCAAAAGTTTGAACAATGTATGCTGGTTTGGTAGGATCGAGAATCAAATCCGGGTTGGTAACTTGTTGAACGTCTTGAACAACAGGAAAAACATAACAAATGTCGAATAGATTCTTCAGCAAACGACCATCAAGAGCATCATCTATGCTGTCATATACCCCACCGCGAAGACATACTTCACCAGTAGAACGAAATTTTAAAACATAAGTTAACTTTTTCATATCTTTCTCTCTCTTATTACTCAATTTCAGATACTATTATAGCACAATGGTGACAAAAGTCAACCCTTTTTCGACAGGTTTCTTCATTTATTTCTAATTATAAAACATTACCTA